ACGACTCCATGTTTGGCACACTTGAGGCATTGCGCAGCAGGACACAGCGAACCATCGCACAGCTGAATGGCATTGATGTACAAGACAAGCTTTTTAAAGATATTACAAAAGGAGAGACGCGGCAGAGGATTAAAAAGGTTATTAAGGAAGAGGCAAAGGAAAAGGGTGTTGTTGCCTTTACAGACCGAGGCGGGAAGCGTTGGGATGTAGAGCGATACTCTGAAATGGTGGCCCGAACATCAAGAGCCGACGTTTTTAACAATGCAGTTGCAAACAGAGCCCTAGAGAATGGATTCGACCTTGTTCAAGTTACACGGAACAGCTCAAGCCATGTTGAGTGTGCAATGTGGGAAGGGAAAGTATTATCACTTACGGGAGCAACCCCTGGATACCCAACACTTGAAGACGCGAAGCTTACTGGGATATTCCACCCAAATTGTAAACATACATACACTCCACTTTCAATGGAAGAAGCTGTCACCATACCTCGGTAGCGCTATCTTGATTATCTGGTATAATAGGTGCATATAGTGACAAAACACTTTAAAATGTCTAATCAACACTAAAGTTGTCAAAATGTCTGACACAAAACCCGTCGAGGAAAACGACGCAAAAACACCAGAGGACACAACCTCTCAAACAAGTGAGAAGAGTACACCAGAAAGCATACCCTTTCACAGGTTCCAAGAGACGAATGATAAAAAGAAGAAGCTGGAAGAAGAGCTAGCTGCCTATAAGGCAAAAGAAAGCCAGGCTCACCAGCAGAAGCTTGAAGAAGAGGGAAAGTATGAAGAACTCATGCAACAAAAGGAACAAGAGCTTGTAACTGCAAAAAAAGCAGCACTGAAAGCGGAAGAGGCAATGCAGGTAATCTCATCGTCCAATGAGCAAATGTTAAATGAAATCCCAGAACAAATGCGATCAATGGCGGCTAACTTAAAAGATAAGCTGTCACCGACCGAATTTCATGACTGGCTCCAATCAAATCGTTCTGTCATAAATGAAATGGCTGCAAAGCCAAATCTCGGTAAAAGTATTCAGTCTTCAAAAACTGATACCTATACGATGGCTGAACTGAAGAAGATGTGGAGAAGTGATGATGAAGAGGAGGTCGAAAAGGCAAACCGAGCTTATAATGAAGGAAGATTTGCTCAATAAGTGTTGTAATTTCTAACGTAAATTACACCAATGGCAAACAGCACAACAGCTATCATCCCAGAGAAGTATGAAAGTCGAGTACAGAAAGAGCTTTTCAAGACTCCTGTATTCTTCAACACTTTTCAGCAAATGCAGTTCCTAACTGACCTCGACAAGTACCTACAAAGTGGAGACACAGTAAACGTACGAAACGTTGCTGCTGACACACTAACAGTAAGTAACCGAGGAACACTTGGAGCAGACATCACATTGTCTGATCTAACACCAGCAAACATCCAGCTTTCAATCGATGCACACAAGTACATTGGTTTCATCGTAAACAATATCGAAAAGAAGCAAAACGATATCAACCTTACAGAGGTATACGGACAGAAAGCAGGAAGCTTGATGGTAGACACAATCGAAGACGCTATCTACACAGAACTTGCGACAACTACAACTTCAGCTGGTAGCGCAGGTGTTGGACTAACACAGGATCTTCTTCTACAGTCAATCCAAAAGCTTGACGAGACAGACGTTCCTTCCGACAACCGAGTTCTTGTTGTTTCTGCAAAAGGAAAGCGAGAACTATTAAACATCGCGAACTTTGTACAAGCTGAACGACTTGGTTCAGACGAAATGATCCGAAAGGGCGGAAAAGACAATGCACGAAACTTCCTTGGACAATTCCTAGGAGTAGACGTGTATTTCTCAAACGCAGTTGCAAGTGCAGCATCACCTACTGCAACAAACAACATCATGTATCACAAAGAAGCTTTGGCAGGTGTGATCCAAATGCAAGCATTCCACGACGACTACGTACCAATGAAGCTTGGTAACGTTGTTACTCAGGAATTCGTATACGGATTCAAGCTCCTAGATGTAGAAAAAGTAGTGAAACTAGTCTCATAGTTTTAAACGGGGTGCTTCGGCGCCCCTCTCATCTCTCTCATGAATATAGAATATATTGGACCTGGGCCTAAATACGATGGTTACGGTCAATCAACATCGATGATTCAAGAGTTTCTCCAGAAGCGTGGCATTCTTTGTGCTGATAGCGGGAAGATTGCCTTGATTTACGGGAAGCCATTAGAAATATATCGAACCAAAGCTCCTAAAAAGGTGCTTATTTTAATGTTTGAAAGTACACGCATGCCAGAGGAGTGGGGGCAAGCTATGAAGTTGGCGGATGTTGTTATAACACCAAGCCATTATTGCAAGAACGTCATTAAGGCTCAGTTTGATATTGATGCAACCGTGATACCCCTTGGGTACGACGACAGATACTTTACCCCTAGAGACCGTACAAGCGACGAGGTGACGTTTATACACTATGACTCGTTCACAATACGCAAAGGGTTCTTTCCGCTCATGAAGGCTTGGGAAATGGCGTTCAGCGAGAAGGATAACGTGAAGCTCATACTCAAGACAGTACAGGAGCGGCTTGTTCCAATACATGGTTATCACAATGTCGAGATTATCCAGAAAAAGATGCGCAAAGATCTACTTGCAGAACTACTGGCAAGCGCCGACTGTTTAGTATTCCCTTCTATGGGAGAAGGCTTTGGGCACAACCCATTAGAAATGATGGCTGTTGGTGGACACGTTATTGCGCCAAACCAGCACGGCATAGCTGAGTACTTTAACTACCCACTCATGCACGACGTTAAGACAAGGGATGTTCCAGCACGTTATGACAAGTATAGAGGCCGAGATATGGGAAGTTATGTTGAATGTGACGTCGACGACTTAGCTGAAAAGATGAATTGGGTGTATAATAATATAGAACACATACGCAAAGGACGGGTGAGGAGACAAGAATATGCACAACGATTTACACACTCGAAGTTTGCAGACCAACTAGCGAATATTTTAAACGTACTTCATGGCACTAACAACTACACCTTGCCATCCTGATGCAGACAGCTATATAAGCCTTACTGAGGCTGATTCTTACGTTACAAATAACGTTTTTTCATCTGGCGCATGGGCAACTGCATCTGATGCAAACAAAGAATTAGGATTACGGGCAGCGACAAAGATTATCGATAAGCTGCGAATCAAGAACTCCTTTCTCTATACAACACAGCAACTAAAGTTTCCACAAAAGACCACAGACACACTCTCAGGGTCAGGTGGAATGACGACAACAACAATCACGGATACGGCAAACCTACAAAGCAAGCAAGATTACCCTGAAGATTGGTGGAAATATGGCGCAGTACGGAACTCAACAGAAACATCAACGGCTTACTGGGTACTATCAGAGATTAGCGCATCCTCTTTTGCTAACGGAACAGTGACCTTTGCAACAATGACAGGCGTATCTGCCTCGGATGAATGGCTACTTATCGGTAAGGTTCCTGATGACATCCGATGGGCAACAGTAGAGGTAGCAATGTGGATTCTTGATGGGAACAATGTTCGATCAAACACAGCAGGCGTTAAGAGTGAGAAGATTGGTGATTATGCAGTTTCTTATAGTAGTGGATCATCATATAGTTTCGTTGACCTTCCAGAAACAGCACGAGACTACCTCATGTCCTATATTCAACTCACAGGTAATATCACCTAATGTCAATCCAAGACTACTTTAACCAAACATTTAGCATCTACTCTAAAACCACACGAGACAAGTATGGCAAGCCTTCTTTTAGCTTAACGGCAACGATTAAGGGGAGGCTTCAGGAGGGTGAAGAGTTTAAGAGAGAATTCAATGAGGATGTCGAAACCATAATGGCTGATGCAACTGCGTATATTCCGCAGTCTGCAAGCATTAATATTGAGGATGTTGTTGAGGACACAAGCGACAACACTCGGTACAACGTTCTTGATATCTATGAGGCGAGAAACAGAACCTCGGTTCATCACAAAAAGCTATATCTAAAGAAAACAATACGATGATAAAAGGCACCAAAGAAGTAAAGATTAATATGCTACTTCTAAAGGGAGTTGTTATTCCTGGTGCAACCAAGAAGGGTCTCGAAGCCTTTGCTAACAGGGTGCTGCGTGACTCAAAAACACAGGTCCCATTAGATCGAGGAGACCTTCAAAGGTCTACAAAAACCGAAGATATAAAGGGTGGTATCCGAGCTGGTTATGATGTTAAATATGCTGCACGACAACATGAAGAGCTGCGATGGAATCACAAGAACGGAAGGAAGGCTAAATACCTTGAAGACCCACTAAAACAAAATACAAGAAAGATGCCCAAAGACGTTGGCATATTCATTAAACGTAAACTAAAGTAATGTCAGACCTATCTATTGAAGTCGCACAATTCCTAGAAGACAGCGCCATCGGAACACAGGGCACTGATATTTTTATTACTGAGATGCCAGACGAAAAAGATGGTTCTGTGGATGATGCTGTGTCCGTAATGTCTACCGGTGGGTTTGAGCCAGACCCAGATATTGGGGATGATGTTCAGGTTCCAACAGTCCAGATAATGGTTCGAGATAATAGCTATGCGACTGGTTCCGCCAAGATCCATTCCATACATGTTCTTATGATAGACGTGAGAAATACCACATTTTCCTCGGGAGGGAAGCACGTGTACTTTACAAATGGCATGCAAGAGCCTACATATCTTGGGAAAGATGATAAAGACAGAAATCTGTTCTCCTGTAACTACCGTTTTATAGCACACCGATAATACTGTATAATAGATATGTAACCTGTGGGTTACTACAACACTTTAAGAGTTCTGGGATACATTGTTTGCTCACAATGTTGAAACTCTAAATATAAGTGATGGCAACACCAGCAGATATCAAAATTGCTCCCGCTAGTGTGACATTTAAAACTGTTGATCTTGGGAATACCAAGGGAGGCGTAACAATCAGTGTAGATACTGATTATACTGATGTCACTACTGACCAATTTGGAACATCCATGTTGGATAAACGGGCGCTCGGAGAGCACGTCACCGTAACCGTG